ATATCTACCTCTTCGGTTGAAGTGATACTATAGGTCACTCCGCCTCTTCTGAGTATTAAAGGTTCATCTCTAGATTTTTCTCTTAGTTTAATTTTAACCATCTAAATGCACCTACAATTATGTTGTAGCCCCGCCCCTCCTAAAAAGGAGGGACAGGACTAAACTTTTCGTTGTTCTATTTAGAGATTCCCGTAGGCTCGAACTCTAATCTCGCCTAGGTTATCAGTGTTAGATGCTGCTGGTGCATTTATTTGGAACGTTGACGAAGAGGCATAAAGTCCTCCTGTCGCTGCTCCTGCACCTGTTTCAGCACCAATGACGGATACAGCATATCCCCCACCGATGGTGTCTGTTGATAGACCTGTCACTATCACTGCACTTACAGAACCCAAACCGAGCGAAGCAGCGGTTATGGTTTCCCCATTTGCAGTGTATGATGTGATGTCTATTACAGCATCAACTACATACTCATCGCCAACAGCCCTAGGAGCAGAATACCCCTTGTGGTCTGAAAGCACTGTGACTGTATGCGTCATCTAATCACCTCACGCACTCTTTAGGTTCGTAATCTTGGCTTGTCCCTTGAAGAATGAACAGCAGGTTTCTGCGATTGTCCTGTACATTCCTTGGTTTCCGAGTTTACCAACACCGAATGGGTTTCCGTTAGTGATACCATCCTCGTAGTATTGGGTTGGTTTCATAACAGATAGCCATAGGTGGTCAGTGTCTAGCAACAGAATGTCGCTGAGTTTACCTGAACCCTGTCCCGTCTTGGGCATGTCTTTGCATGGAATGATTGGGATGTCGTAGTAGGTAGCGACCCTGAAGCCGACCTCTGCACCCGATACACCACGAACTCCGTTGTGTGTTGGTACGATTTCCCTTCTGTCCATGAATCTCTCTTGGGACTGTAGTAAGTCACCAATAGCCTGAACAGTGTCATATCCAGTAAGCATGACCTTGGTGTTTCCACCGTTCTCACGCACTTCACGGATAACGCTGTTAAGTAGGCTTAGAGTTAGGAGCCTTGAGTCACCTGCTGCATATCCGTTTCCGAAGTTAACAACAGCGTCTAGGTATCCGTTTCCACTTGCGCCTCTTGCTTTGCTGTATATCTGTCTCATTGCAGCAGCAGCCTGTTCGATGGTGTCATCGGATGAACCGATTAGACCAGCAGCGGCCATTGCCTCAACTTCAGCCTCAGAAGAAACAATCTTCAATAGAGAAGTGTAGTTCTTCGATAGGTCATCAGTTGGTGATGTGTTATCATCTGTGTCAGCACCATACAACTCGAATGGCATTAGAAGCATTTTGTTTTGGGACTCAGCGTGATGCTTACCCATGTCCTCACGGACAATTGCTCTAATGTCGCCTACACCGTCATCGATGGCGGCAAGTTCCATACCAAGTTCTGAAAACTCAAACAGGTGAGCCACAGTTTTTGGGCTAACAAACAGTTTGTCGTACTCAGGGGCAAGAGCCTCGAAACCAGTGCTACCTAGAGTAGCGTTCTCTTGAACACCACCGATAATAGCCGGGTCAGGAGAGGTTGAACCCGCTGCTCCGCCGGATGTGACGCTAAAGGACGAACCACTGCCACCTTGAGGACGGCTCTTTAGAACCCTCCATCCTGATGATGTGTATGGCCTTTTAGCAACCATAGATAGTGCGTTAACCTCTTGGTTAAGCATTGACCAAACTTTCTGTCCATAAAGGACGTTGTAAAGGTCGGCCAGTCCGGTTGCGCCAGTAGCGAGGGAAGTTCCCCCATCGTGGGCAGTTCCGAAACCGCCAACCAATCCGGCACTCTTCAATACGGAATTACCAACGGCTCCGCCGCTAAGTCCGTATGAAGAACTTTCTAAATCACTCATTGTCTTAATATATCCACTCATTTCTTTTCACCTCAATAGTTCCCCGCCAACTTGTGTATGTCGTCCCACGACAAATCAGCGATATTCTCAACGGACTTTAGTATCTCATCAGGGAAAGTAGGCACTGCTGCCTTGACGATTGCATCGTTCCTCTCTGTTAGAGATTTGCGTAGTTCAGCAAACTCTTCCTTAAGAGCAGATACTTCAGCATGTGCATCATATTCTGCTTTCTCAGCAAGAGATTTCTTCATATCCATCTCTTCAGCAAATCGAGCCTCGAATTGCTTGGATAGAGAATCGTATGCCAGTTTCTCCAATTGCTCGGCTTTGTACTGCTCATACGCCTTCTCTACGTTCTCGATGGATAGGTCAAGAGTGGTGAAGTCACCGCTCTCAAGTCCTTTAGCAACTGGGCCTAATGCCGCTGGTGTTGCTGCTGGTCGCCCTGCAACTACAACTTCTTCACCTGCTTCATCTCCTTCGTCGCGTGGTGTGTCGTCGTCCATTGCTTTCGTTTCCATGTCCATCATTTCTTCTTCTGCTTTTTCTTCTTCTTCACCCATTGCTTTCTCATCCATCATGGCCTTCTCGTCCATCATGGCTTTCTCATCCATCATGGCCTTCTCGTCCATTTCCTCTTTTGAAAGGGCATCAACCTCTTTCATCAGGGTACTGAGTTCAGCAAGGGCTTTTTCCAACTTTTCAGTCAATTTTTCACCTCTGTCTTCTTTCAATACGTCAAATTTGGCTTCCGGGTTGATACCCTTCTCACAAATTGTGACTTCGTGTAATTCGAGTTTGTCGATTTCATTGTACTCCCCAAACTCGTCGTTGTTCCTCTTCTGCTTCGATAGTGCTTGACCACCGATGCTGAATGAACGTAGGGTTCCCTTTCGGATTCCCCTTGATATTTCCTTGGCCTTCTCTATGTCATCTCTTAGTTTGATGACAACATAGAACCCAACGTCATCAACGTGGGTCTTGTGAACAGTTCCGTTGGTATCTCTGTAGGACTCTATTACCTCTCCTACCTGTACATTGGAATGATTTGACATGACGTTCCTGAACTTCTTGTCTTCCATGAATTTCTCTACAGCCTCATTTAGAGCCTTTAGTGTTATTAGGTCGTTTTGCTTGTCAACTACTTCTATAGAAGCATAGCCACCTATCACTAGATTATCGGACTTTAGAATAGAGAAGTCTGTCTCGACTTGCCTAACAATTCTAACTGGCTGCTCTAGCACGATTGCGCTTATTCACATTTATGGTATTTAATAGAATCGTCAGTTAACATTAGATAGTGTTAACTTTTTATTCCTATCTTTAGTTATGTCAATCAAACCATCATCCTCTGATGAATCAAGCATCTCTTGTTTTATCCCTGTGAATACCACCCAAGAATCCTCACCGTCTATTGGTACGACCCTAGCATGTAGTCTCGTCTTGAACTTGTCACCATCTAATCTATATTCATGATATCCGTGTCGTTGTACTCCAAACTCCACATCTCCCTCATCTAGTTTGTATCCGTTCTGTAGATTCGTGGATATCTCTGCGGGGTATTTATTGGATTTACCGAACAAGTTGAATATATCTTCATCATTATCTATGTCAATAGTCCAACCAAAAGTCATGTCATCATACATCAGAACTAAGTCTAGATTGTCGTCTTTCCTCTTGTTGACAACGAACTTTCCCATCTTCTGAGTAGCGTCCTTTGCGATGACCTCTTCATTTTCCTCGAATGTGTCCTTTGTCTTATCATATACGAATTGCTCTTGATTCATCATCCACTTCTTGAGTTTCTTTTGGTCGCCATCGAAGGCGTATCCCTCAAATTTATCTGCGTGTTTTTCCTTGACAAATTCTAGGATATCCTTGTATGTTGTTGGTGTTCCTTTTTCTTTTAGGAATTGAAATATTCCCATTCTAAGTTCTGAGCGTATGGTCTTGATTACCTCAGTCAATTCCTCTTTCCATATGTCTATGTCATATAGTGCATTCTTAGCCATCAAGTCATCCCCCTCGATACCATACACCTGAAAGCCATCTAAATCTGATTTGAGTATTATCTCCGCATCACCATGTATTCCATCGGTGACTATGGCTTTCTTCAGCCCCTCCATCCTTACGGAGTAATTCTTTGATTCCTCTATGAGAGACTTCTTGCTCTCATCGGCCAGTATCTCCAATGTCTGTAGTTTATCTGATTCTTTCACTTCAGGTATCTCTATGACCTTGGCAGAATAAAGGGAGTATCCCTTTCCGTTTCTTCTCACCTCATCTACCTTCACTCTCACTATTGAACCCACATCAACAGATTCCTTTGTATTCAATGCTCTACCTACGGGGACATATGCTACATCGTCCATATCCACTGTCTTGTTTTCTCTCGCCTGTTCTGCTGTGACTGGTCCTATGCCCAAGGAATATGAGAAGAGGTTGCTGTTCGTCTTCTTCTTATCTAGGACTATAACATCCAAGTCAACGAACTTCTTCCACTTAATCCACTTGGGATTCTTTTGTATTCCAACATAGTAGGTTGATTCTATATCTTTGATTACTACTCCTTCAGACGCTGGTAGTTCCATTATGTCCTTCGCGTATTTATTCACCTCTTCAATGGAATCCGCTATCCTCGTATCTTTCTTGGAGGGGAATGCTAGATTCTCGGATGAGTGTTGTGAGTATTGATAGAACAGGATGTTTATTCTCTCTCTGAGAGGCTCTTCTGCTACAACCTTATCCTCATGATACATTATATCGAACACATGCGCTCTGAGTTCTAACTCAGGTACTTCCTTCTTGAATATGTGAGATACGACATCAGCACGATGCACGTCCTCTTTTCCCTTGAATCCAACTAATTCAGCATCTAATGTACAATCACCGAAATGTCTCTTCTTCATTTCATCGACTTGCTTCTTGCATTTGTCAGTGATGTCTTTCTTGTTGAATGAGAATATCTTGATGTCACTGCCCTTCTTGTGTATCTGAATTCTCATCCCATCATACTTCTCTTGCACTACGAACTCACCGGAAAGACCCTTGATGTACTTCATATCGTCTATCTCGAATATTCTGTACATCGGTTTATTTGGAATGTAGAAATCAACCTCTGATTTTTCTTCCTCTGACTTCTTCAGTTTGTTGTCTAGGGCAACTAGGTTTTTCCACTCTTCCTCTGTATGGTCCTCGAAATAGAGTTTCTCTAGTTTCTTCATCGCTGCCTCTACCTTATCCTCTACTCTCTCAGTGTCTTTACCCTCACCATAATGCTCCATTATGTATAGGGCGATATCATCCACTTGTAGGTCCAATCCCCTGTATCCCGATGTTATCTTATCCGGCTTCAGTCCTTGGCTCTTCCATGCTTTTTCCTTTATCGGTAGAGTCTCGCTTCTTATCGCATAGTGGAGGAATGCAATCATCATGCTCTCATCCTCTAACAACTCATCGAGAACATTGTCTCCGAGTTGTTCACTGAATGGGTCACTTACCTTCTTTGATGAGAATCTCATCCTCTTGATATCATCATAGAGTTTCTTCGCTTGTATGCTGTTGGGGTTCTCCACTTCATCATCAAAGAGGTATTGGTCATCAACGAATTTCTTCATCTCGCGGGTGAAGTCATTCAAGTCATCGAATGTTTTCCTAACACTCTTTACTGCCTTTTTCCATTCGTTCCTGTATTCCTTTGGGTCTTCCAACGCAGAGAGATACGAGAAGCGTATCTTCTCAAAAACATCAAGGACTCGCTTCGTAAACGCTGCGTCTTTTTCAAACGCAACTCCTGAAGTGGTCATGTCTTACCCTTCTACTACTTCGCCAGCATCAGGATTCTCTACTTTCTCTTCTTTAGGATTCTTTGCGGGTCTTTTCACCTTGACCTCTTCACCAGTGACATCCTCTCCTTGACCTAGATGCTGATAGTGGTCTAGTGTCTCCTTTGCCTTCGCTACCATCTCTCTTGCTTTTTCCTCAATCGTCACTTTCTCCGGTATCATATAATCACCTTACGTTCTCCACCATCTTGTGTATGTCATCCCAAGACATCTTGGAGATGTTATCCCCTATGGGAACACCATTAGCAGACATGCTTGGTGTTGGAGTATCAACTACGACATAGCCTGACTTCATCAACAGATTGTCCTTGTCGTATACGGCTTTCTCTAACTGCTTCACTTTATCGACTAACTCCTTCAGGAGTAGCATCATCTCATTCTCTTCTGTCATCTCAAGTCACCTTTCTTCTTTGGGTAAATCATACCTCGTATTTGATTGTATAGAGTCTCGTAGTCCTTCCTCAATTCAGCGGCACTGGCTACTATCTCAAGGTTCTTTTCCTCCATAGCCTCTAGTTTCTTGTTCTCGCTCTTCTCGACCCCGACTGATTTTACTGTCTCAAGTAGGTTTCCTAGTTTGGTGAAGTCCTGCCCGAAGAACTCTGTTGGCTGTGCTGCCTGTAGAGTTTTCTTGACACGCTTCTTCATCTTGGGGTCTAGTTTCTCCAATAACGGCGAGTTCTCCTTTCGTATTGTT